TATTATACACATAAACATTACTGCTACCACTAGTGCTACCTAAAAAGATTATTTGTTTACTTTTTGGTGAATATCCCACTGAACCATTTAAAGTAAAAAAACTATTCCATGTATTTGTTGCAATAACTTTTATATTATTTTTTTCAAGTAAATTAATTATTTGTCTGCCATCGTATAAATACGCACCTTGTTGGTTCGCCCAAGCAATACCAAATTCTGTTTTGCAAACAGCAGATTGCTGATTAACACCCATATGTTTATGTTGAGATTCTAAAAATTCGTAACTACCAGAAACATTAATTATATATAATGTTTTATTTTTGTACTGCAATATTCTATCAGCAAAGTTTTCTAATGCTACTATATCTTCACCATCTTCTACATTTACTTCTATCTTGCTACTATAAGGAAATACATCAAATTTATTGACAATGCTTTTGTACATAGCGTCCGACTGTCTTTGCGTTTTATTTAATTCTGTTTTTCTTTTAACGTTAGCAACATACATAGTTCTTCCTACAACTGTAGAACAGGTATAGTTTTGTACATGAATTGATGGTTCATCAGGGTCATAACCATTTATAGATGAATATGTATCTGTATTCATTTCTAAAGATGTACATATTCTATAATTATCTCCTGCTGTTGTGGAATCAGAAGTTTTTAAATTGTTAGCTGCGTATTCTCCCCATTTTGCCCAATCATTTGTAGTTAGAGTTGCTCTAAGACCTTTCTCAACATCCATATGTGCTAATAATTTCCATTCATCATCTGAGTCTAATACTTTAAAATAAACTCTTCCACCCATCACTCTTTTAGAAAGAGCAGTTGATTGAGTTAAATCTCTCATATATGCAGACATTCTTACAGAATAATCTTCTGCAACAGTAAACGTATGATTTGTTTGTGGTATATATAGTAATGATTCCTGATTGCCATCATAAACTAAACTAAATGCAATTTGGTAAGTATCTGCTACCCATGAAGAACTAGCATCTGAAGCAGTTGTAATATTAATATTAAATCCACGACTACCATCAACAGGAGCTGTAGTGCCATTTTTCCCAAAGTTAGGACTTTCTATTTCATTATCTAAAGAATACCATCCATTAATTTCAGATTTATAAATATTTCCTGAACCTGTAATAGTTGCATTACTATCACCTGATACATCAGGTATCGCATTAACCTGTCCTATAGAATCAAAACCACCACCACCATAAGTAAGAGTAACTCCAGTTATAGCTCCATTAACACCAGTAGTATATGTACCTGCTCCATCTAACCAGTTAGTAGGTGAAGTTGCATGATTTTGTATAGTTAAACTACTTCCAGAACCATAACTAGTTCCCCCATCTTCTATTGCAATATTTGTTGGTATTCCATTATATAGTTTTTTATCTAAATATCCATACCACTTTGTGCCATTTTTACCACTAGAATCAGAAACTCTCAATGCTCCATCTAGATATGTAAATATATTTTGAGAACCTGTTGTTCCACCTACGTCTATTAACCCTTCACCCCATGCATCTGTGCTTTTATTATATATAGAAACATCACAGTTTGTAGTATCTGTATGCAATAAGTAATCAGTTTTACTTTCTGTACCTGTTATAACGGATGCTTGGTTTGCGTTAGTTCTATCATGGGACATAACAAACAATCCAAATCCAGATGCAATATTAGCAGCTGCTGGAGATTGTACTTCTGAATGATTTTCTGTTTTACCAGATACTCTTAACTTGCCTATGTTTTCTGTTGTAAGATTAGATAGAACAGGACTTTCTTCTAGAGCAATATCTCTAGGGTCAGCATTGCTGTTCAGACCTCCATGAAAGTCTGTTAATTTAAATACTTGTTTAGGCATTATAGACCTAAAGCTCTTTTATACCAACCATACCAAAAACGTTCTTGAGAAACATTTCGGTATACTATTCTAGCATACTCTAAAACAATATAAGATACAAGTCTATCTCTTTCAAGTTTTTTAGATGCACCAATAGTCATTCTACCTATTCTACCATCTACAGTTATTTGTTCACTTTTTCTATTTTTAGCATTACACGCTTTTTGTAAAACTTTTACAGCTTTAGCTTGACCAGCATTTACTACAAAAAGAAAATAAGGTTCTCTTAATTCTTCTGGTAATTTTTCTGCTTTACAAGGTTTCCAGTAATCTTCTCTGTAAATAGCACAAGCATCTTCAACAGTGAGATTTTTTATATCTACACTTCCATGAGCTCTTTTTGATATTCCGTACTTAGTTTCACCACCACTATCAAGAGGGTCATTTACATAACCCCCTTCATGTCGTAGAACTTCTTGTACTATTTCTCCAAAAGTAATTCTCATTATTTTTTTAAAACTTTTCCCATTACATCTTCAAATACATCGTAAATAGAAGATATAATTTTTTCTTCTGTATCTTCGTTAATAATAGGTATGTTTACATTTTTATTTAATTCGTTAATAATTTTCTTTTTATTATCTTCGTTAAACAAATACTTCATAATCATTTCTTGAATCATGATAGTTCCTTTCTTATTTTTATTATTAAATATATTAATGTTGTTATTGATACCGCAGTTTGAAGCATCATAGGTAAATTTACCCACCATACTCCTACTCCTGCTGAACCAGAAATAACAGCTTTAACTGAGTCCATAATTATTTCTTTTTTCTTCGTTTTTTTGCTTTCGATTTAATCATTTTAACGACTTGTGCTTTAGTCATTTTTTTACCTGATTTTTTAGATGGTCTTCCTCTTTTACGACCATAAGTACCTTTTCCACTTGGCATTATTTACCAGCCTTTCTTCTTTGTTTTGACCCTCTACCATTACCTACTTTTGCTTCAATATAGTTAAGTTGGTCAGTTACTTCATCATTTAATTCTTGAAATTTATCCACCATTACATTCTTTGCGTCTATTAATTTAATTATAATATCATGTAAATCATCTATCTTTTTATTTAATTCATTGGTCATCCATTTGAATGTCATCCAAAGAATACCAGCAGCTAAACCAGCAAAACCTACTTCAGTCCAATTTTCCACAATACACCTCTTTCATATTTAATTTTAACATTTCCATCTTCTTCTAGCTTGTCTAATCCTTGAATTAGGATTTTTTCTAGTTTTAGCAGAACTTCTTTTTAGTTGCCCAAGAGAACGTGCGCAATATGATTTACGTCTTTTAGCTGCTTTGCTACCTTTTTTAACTTTACCTGTAACAGCAGTTTTTAACTTAGAGCCAGGATTTGCCTTTCTATAAGCTTTAACCCCTTTTCGAGTCATACCAGCACCTTTTTTAGTAGGTCTGTAATTACCACCTTTGCCAGTAGTTCTTCTTACGTTTTTTTGTTTTCTCTTTTTAGGCATAAACTATACCTTTACTTTCTCTTCTTTCACTTCTTCTTTTTACGTACAGGTCTTTTTCTTGCAGTCTTAGCAGCTCTTTTAAATTGTGCTTTAGTAGGAGCGCCTTTAGAGCCAGGTTTTCTCATTTTTTCACCTGAACCAGCTTTAATACGTTTTCTTTTAGCATGTATGTTTGCATACAAACCTTTACGTTTTTTAACTTTTTTTCTTGGCATTATTTTTTAAGTCCTAATTTTTGCATTAAAGTTCTATTAGTTTCTTCTAAATCTTCAATATGTTGAGACTCCATACCTTCTATAGAAGCATTTAATACAGTTATTTTATCTTCTAAAGTTCTAATTCTTGTTTTATGTTCTGCGAATTGCATTTGAGCTTGGTACCAACTGCCAACCACCACCGCAACTGCAACCATCGCTTTAATAAGAAAAGTAATTGAAATATGTATTTGAGCGTCTTCACTAATTCCTTTACTCATTACGCAATCTTTCTAATTCTCTTTCAAGAACTTCAATCTTTTCATTCTGCCTTATGTCTGCTGGTATCTCTGCATTCTGACTTTCTTTAGCATCTTCTTCAATAGCTTCTATATGTTCTTCGTTTATCTTTACTTGGTATTCAAGAAATGATATGCGACCATTTAGCTCACCATATCCCCAGACCATCGCACCAATTACTGCTACTGCTTGGAAAAGCATAGGCAAACTAATGTTAAGACTTGAATCTTGTCCTATTGGTTTAGTCATTCTTTATTCTCCGTTGGTCTTGGTTTAGGTTTTTTATTAATGACTATTTCTTTTCTATATACAGGCTTAACAATCTGGTCTGTCTGCCAGTACCTGTAATCATTTGTATTCCAACCGATAGCTAATGAATTAGGATAGTATCTATATCCTTGAAAATCTGACCTATACACTTTAACTACTTGTGTGCTATCGGTATATGTAATTATCTGTGAAGGCACAGGTTCTCCTACATCTCCACTAATAACATATCCAAAGAAAAGCCCTACAATAAATTCAATCATTAGTTACTACCATTGTTAATTCTTTGAGCATCTATATAAAGTTCATTATATATACCCAAGCTATCTGCTTTCCAAATCACTTTTCTCATCAAGCTATCTAACTCAAACATTTCTTGCGATAACTCTTCTCGTGTCTTACCTATGTAATAGTCTTGACAACTAAAGATGCTTACCATAAATGCTATTACAAAACCAAAGACTATCATCCAGTTTGCAATTTTTGAAAAATCAGCCCATTGGTTGAGTTTTTTACGCATTTTCTTTTAATGAATCATCCCATGCTTTTTTTATTTCATCAGTAAACATAGCTTCTGCTAATGCTTTGATTTCAGCAGATTCAGATGAAACATCATCTCTTGGTTGTATAGTTCTTCTATGATATGATGCAGATAACTCGACACCATCTTCTACAATTGCAGTTCTTTCTCTAACTGAAATTGAGTTGTAAGGTTTACTTACTTGATAATCGTAAGTTATTTCTTTTTCTAAAG